GCAAAGTCTTAACTTTTTCAAGCATCTCAGCCAAACGCTTGAGGTTGTTTATCTCAGAACTGTTAGGGGTATTGTCAAACTCTCTATGTTGAGTAGCAATCAATTCTTCAAGGGTAAAGTGAGGTGTGAGCAACATAATTATTTCTTTCGCATCTCTGCAAGTTTCTCAACAGTCCTACCACCAAAGTAAGCACCCATGATTAACATTCCCCACTGCCCCAACAAAGTGACATAGGCTTCGTTAGCGTTCAAGCCAAAGGCAGACATCATGGCAAACAGGAAATAGCCTATAAAGATGGCTACAAGGCTCATAGGGCGAATGTTCTTGGACAACCAAGAGTCAGATGACATATCTGCTGACCAACGGGTAGAGACATTGTTATCTTCGTTCTTCATAGCGTCTGCCGCTAACTTGGCAAACTCTAATTCCATCTCAGCAATCTTTTGAGCCGCCTGTGGATCGCCCGATATAGCCTTAGCAACAGCATCAACGGAATCAGAAACGCCAAACTTACTAGCCAAAGCGGTAATAGCCATGCCACCCAGAGGGCCAGCGACAGCAGTTGCCAACGTGGGTGCGACACCCTTGAGTAAATTGAGTAGGTCATTCATTTTTCTTCCTTTAGTTCACGTTTCAACTTACGCAACTCTTTCATTTCCTGTTTAAGTTGCGCTCTCATATACAAGGTTTCCACATACGCCATTGAAGTTACACCAACAATGAGACATATAGATACACCTATCAGAATCCACCAGATAAGTTTCGTATTTGCCACATCATCCACCCAATAAATATAGATATAAACGTCACAGCAATTGCTCCACTTATAAGTTCAATAAACCAGATTTCTTCTTGTTCCTTCTTCCATCTAGCCAACCTAGACCTTCGAATCATCTCTGACCTAGCCCATGCTTGCTCTTGTTCTATCTTGTTGTGCATCACCAAGAATCTGCTATACAAGTCCTTCAACTCAGCAGGGGCATACACCATCGCTTCCCTTGTCTGTTCCATTAACTTTTGTAACTGCAACTCAATCAACGCCCTCTCAATAGCCTTCTTGCTTGTGTTTTGTTCAGGGTTGTAATTGGTTTTAGATTCTTCTTCTAGTTCGTGATAGTAATTGCTGATTTGTTGTTGTGTATCAAACAAAACACCAATATTTGCACCTACTTCGCTGATTAGTTTTAGTTCCAATTCCTCATACGATTGTTTTTGTTTTGCAACCTTTTGCTTGGCTACATTTGGCGCAGTTGTGTCGCTAGTTGGCGTGATTCTGTCGTTAGTTGGCGCAAATAGACCTTTAACCCACAACCATAAACCTGAGAGTTCGCTGACAATAGCCTTTGCATCCCCAACAGCCCCTTCAATTGTCTTCTTAGCATTAACAATTTCCATCCTTCCTTCGTGGAGCATGGCGCACCCTGACTTGATGGCAGAGACTGCACCTTGAGCAAGGAGTAGGAGACTGAAAGGATCAATGGGTTACTCCTACGGCTGTGGGTTAGCCAAGGTAGTTCCTAGCAAGCCTGAATAGCCATAGTTAGGTTGCTGTGATGGGGTAACACCAGAGGCTATCTGTTTAACCGCTAATTCAGCCGCCCGTCTACGTAAAACGCTTTGTAGTTTGTCAGCCGTTAGACCTGCGCCAGCCAATGTTAGTGCGGCAGGAAGACTTTGCGTTCCAACTGCACCCATTATTCCTCCAGTAATAAATCTTGCTCTGAGAGGACTAAATGCACCTAATGCAGACAAAAGTTTATCTTGTGGCCCACCACTAGCAACAGACTTAATAACATTTTGTTCTTCTTCGCTAAAACGAGTCATTTTATTTTTGTTTGCCGCAATATTGATAAATCCTCTACGAATCAATTCGCTTTCAGATGCTCTTGGGTCTAATGCTTTACCCTCTGCTGTACTAAGCGCATCTTGAAGAATTTCTGCACGACTTTGATTGCGCCAATCTTTTCTAGCAGACATTACATTTTTAACTGCTTCGTCAAGTTTTCCAGAACCAGCAAATACATCATTGCCATTTAATTTTGTTATGTAATTATCAACAGAGTCAATCATTACATTTCCAAGCCGTCTAGTATTTGGATCAGTATCGCTACGCAAGTTGTTAGCCATTTTGCGTAATTCTTCTAATTTAGGAAAAGACACAAATCTATCGCCAACAATATCTCGCATTTTTGATAATGTATTGGCTACCTTTGGCTCATTTTGAGGAATATATTGATTTGAATTTAGATTTGCTTCAACATCATCAACCATTCCAAGAACACTTTTTGGCTTGATATAAACACCAGCATTATCTAAAGAGTTATATGATCTAGTTGCTCTTTGTCTGACTTCTTCCATTGTATAAAGTTGTGGCTGTGCTTCTCCAGTAACTTTACCAGCAATTCCACCAACTCTTTGACCAACTTTTGCGCCAACGCCCATTGCGGCAATCGTAGCCGCTATGTCACTTCCTTGTTCTCCAAGAACACCTGAAGTTGCCTCTTTAGTTGCTTCAGCCGCAGGTTGAGCCGCCAAACCAGCCGCACCAGAAGCGGGAATTTGTTGAGCAAGATTAGCCGCTAATGCAGGGACTTTAGGAGCAAGTGCCGCTACTGTGCCTGTACCCATCATTGCCTGAGTGCCAGTTTGAACTGCTCTTTCAAGCATACCTTGAGGCTCTGGCAAACCAGCCTTAGTTAACATTTGACTTTGGGCTTGAGCGACAGAAGGCAATCTACTTTCTGAGCCAACTATATTTGCACCAAGGTTGTACGTACTACGCAAACCCTCTAAAGTAACTGTTGCAGGTGCAGTTAAACCTTCATAAGCCGCACGACCAAACAAACCCGCTTGGCGACCCAGTTCCTGCATCATAGAAGGCTGTTGTGTAGGTTGTGCAACAGGCATAGATGGTTTAATAGATGATGCAATCTCATCTATTTCGTCTTCAGACAATGGAGTCTCAGTTACAACTGTCTTACCTTCAATAAGATATTTAGGCATTATTTACTCCGTTATTGCATGATTTGGTACTTAGTACCTTTTTTAGTTTGACCACTCATAGGCGATTCTTCTGCTTTTAATTCAGGATTCAAGCCAGAAAACCTGCTTTTTTGTGGAGCAATGTCAGTTGGAGCAATGCCAGGCAATTCAGGTTTTTGAGTTGGTGTTATTTTTGCCCGTTCCTCTGCTCTTACAGTCTTTCCTTCAAGTTGCTTCAATAGTCTTGCATAGGTTCTATCAACTTTATCAAGATCATCGGCAAAGGTCTTAGACTGTGGATCAAGTTTTGCAATAGTGCTTTGCAAAGCATCAAACTCATTACGAGTAACTTGTCCCAAACCAGATGCACCAGTCTTACTAGCCTCTTTCAAAGCAGTAAGTTGAGACAAGGACAAGTTGGCTTTAATGCTCTCTAAATTGTTTTGAAGAGTTTTTGCATCTGTTAAAGGCAATACAGACAAGAAACTTCCATATCCTGTTGTATAGCCACTTATCAATTTTTTAGTGTCTCCAATAACGTCTCTAATATCTTTAGTTCTACTGGTTAACTCATTCAAAGCCTCTGCTTGAGAAACCTGCGCTTCTTGAGATTGAGGGGTTTGAATGGTAGTAACACCACCACCAGTTCCAGTTGTTGTACCTGTTGTTTGTCCTATTTTTAAATATTTAGCAACTTCTGGTGCGGCAAAACTGATATTTAATGGTTCTATTGTTGTTAATTCGCCTGTTGTAGCATCACGGAATACTTTTGGTTTTAATTCTTGAGCAACTTGAAATCTCAAAGCACTTTCTTGTGTAGCACTTAATGGTCTTCCCTCTTTTATTGCCACATCTGCTTCTGCAATCAACTTACGATTACGCTCAGATGATGTAGTTGCCATTTGATATTCATTGGCTTTCTTAGCCTGTGCTTCACGCAAACCAATAGTTGCCACTGACTCAGCCCGTTTTTGGGCTAATTCAGTCAAACCATAAGCACCTTGCATATCGCCAATTTGAGCGAGTTTTCCAGATGCTATTTTTAATGCTTCTGGATCATTTAAATCAATTCCTTGAATTACAGCATTTCGTGCGCTTATTAGTTTTAACTGTGGGTCTACCGCACCTAATGCGCCACCAATACCACGCCCTAATTGTGTGCCACCTGCATAAAGCATTGCATTACCAAATTCACCAGGAGATAACTTTGATAAATTTATTCCTTCTTGTAAGCCTTGTTCTGCTCTTTGTTGTTGGTACATCTCAGGAGTAATACCAAACAATCCACCCACTATATCTTGTGCCATGATTACCCCTTAAAAGTTTGCGTAGCCTAAAGGCACATAGTTTCCATAAGCATCAATTGTTGGAGAATTAATGCCTTGACTTGTTATCCCGCCTGTTGGTGGTGCAAGAGAAGTTAAGTAGTTCCCTAGTCCTAGCCCTAAAGTAGATGTTGGACTACCTAAACTACTTGTAAAAGTTGCAAGTGGGTTTCTAGTAGCGTTAGCAGATGTTCCATACTCTGCCGCCATGCCTGTACCCAATATACCTAAACGACCTGCGTTAGCACCCGCACCAGAGATTGATGTACCCAAACCAGTACCCATAGTAAACGGCTGTTGTGCCATGCTTTCCAAGTTACCAGCCTGACCAAACAAACCCGTACCAAACGTAACTTGTTGCTGACCAGCCTGTTGTGCTTGTGCCGCCAACTGAGCATCTTGTTGTGCCAAAGCGTTGTAATAGGCTTCTAACTCAGGATTAGCACCCATCAAGCCTTGTGCGCCACTTGGACGCAAACCAGTAGAACCTACTGATAAACCACCACGACCTGTTTGGAACTGTTGGTTTCTAATGTTTGCCAACTGTCTTTGCCTACTTGGATCAAGCAAGTCATATTGCTTATTCATGTACTGTTGGGCAACTTCTTCAGGAGTCTGCGCCAAGTAACTAGCACCAAGTCCTAATAAACGATTTTGAGCGGAAGTTATCTCAGGTGCGGCTGTATAACCAGCACTTACTAGTTGACCAGTTCTAGGGTCAACTTGGAAATTTGATGAACCAAAACGTGTGGTAACGCCTACTGGACGAAACTGTGAACCAGCAGTTGCTGAACCAGTTGCCGCCAATAAGTCTTGCTGTGCTTTCAGTGCCGCATCCTTAGATGCTTGGGTTTGCATCAAACCACCACCAATTTGTAATCCACCTTGTATAAGATTAGGATTTTCAGCAAGGAAACTCTTAGCAGTAGCCGCCGCAGTTCCACCCGCCGCCAACATAGACTTAATCATGTTGTCCAATTGAGGATTAGCACCACCAGTACCTGTGTAGGTCTGTGGAGTTAAAGCATCAATTTGAGCCTGTGTATAGGGCGCAGTACCTGTATCGTAGTTACCCATACCACCCGTAATATCTGTAGGCGTATTCCCGTAATCATATATTTGAGAATAATCAAAATTGTCAGCCATGTTTGTCGCTCCCGTTGTCGGGGTTGTACCCGATGTTGCTTGACTTAATAAACCCGTTGGTGAGACTGCACTCAAAGCCCCACCAGTTAATGCTTGTTCTGGAGTAGCACCACTCAATAGTCCAGATGTAGTTCCTGCGGCAACTTTTCCCGCCAATGCAGAACCAGTTTCACCAGCAACCTGTCCACCTACTTCGCCACCAATTTGTGAGAAAGCATAGTTTTTAGCAACATCTTCAAGACTAGCACCTTTGTCTAATGCAACTGCCGCTTGAGTTGCTTGGATGTAGGGTGCGGCGGCAGGAACGGCTATTGATGCAACAGTTGCCCAACCGCCTGGCACTACCTCATTAACTGTGTCATCTACTGATGCCAATACATCTGATACGCTACTTACCGCATTACTTACAGTATCAGAAACACTTTCTACAATGCTAGAAACACCGCCTTGAGGCCGAATCCTTCTATCTCCCACATGGCGAAACGCATAGATTGGTAGGTCTGGTATACCTAATAGGGCAAGACTATTTCTCATATCTGTGCTTTCCAGTTGTATTGTTGCAAGTCAGATGCTTGTACATTCAAGCCAACTCGTTTCATCAACTCCACAATTCCTTGGTTATCTGCTTTTCCGTAGACAGTCTTAATACCTAGTTCTTTACCTCTCTTGACAAAGCCAATAACAGCCTTTGCCAATGTTCTGGGGTTATCTTCAGTAAACAAGTGAATCTCTGCGGATGTTGGGTTAATCTTACGAACTAGCAATACAGAATCACTCTCTTGCATCAAAACAGCAGACTTAGCCTTAACCAACGCGCTAACAGTACGCAAGGCTTTATCAGGGTCAATTTTGCGTTTGACCGCATCTGCTTTGATGATTTCTGATGCTTTCATTACATTGTTCCATTCGCAATGATGTTGCCAATCACAGTCAAATTACCAGAGGCATCAATCTTTGCCACAGGCGTTGCTACATTGTAGATATACAAGACATTGGATGCTTCAACAAACGAGAAGTTTGTAAATGTTCCATCTGCTTTTGAAGTAATAGCAGTTTGGATATTAGTAAACTCTGTGTCGATCTCAGTACCTTTGACAACCTTGGAAGCATTGCCTGACGCAAGCGCATCTTTAGCCGCAAAGTTGGTAGTTTTTGTGTAATTTGCCATGTTTGTTCCTTACCCAAGTTTTCCGTTTTTAGCCTGAATCTCAATCTTTTGGATGCTGATAGCCGAGCCATTGATCTCAATCTCATAAGCAGTCTGCACAACCTTGCCAAAGCCTGATGCTTGACCAACCAATGTGCCAATCTGTATGCCTGTTGAATAGTATGCTACTGGGATGCCATTTGCACCATACTCAGCCATTCCATACTCTGCTACTGAGGATATAGGAATAGTTGCTTGGGCTGAGTAATATTGTCCTGAAAAGTCATAAGACCACTTAATTGTAAATATTTGGTTAGTTCCACCAATAACTACAACAGAGATTTTCTTCAAGATTGATGTGATATTTGCATCACCTAAGTCAGCATAGTTGGTGTAATACTGGAAACGATAGGAGGACGCGTGGTCAAGATATGTCCCATACTTTCCAACATATCCATTCTTGCCAATCAGTAAATCACCATTTCTTCTTGCCAACAATGCAGTTGGTTCAATAGAGTCCCAAGTTGTTACCCTTGCAGAACCATCTTGCAACTGAGCCTTTGTATCAAAGACATAGACTTGTTTGGCAATAGGAAGGGTTAGAAGATAGAAAGCGTTTACTTCTGAGTAAACAGCCTTGATGTTTGCCAATGTCTCAGACCCTACATAGGTCATCAAGTCATTACGAACATTCTTAGATAAGTCACGCAATGGGGCAGACTTCTCTTGGATAGTACGGAGCAAACTACGCACACCTGAGTTAGACAAGAAAACAATGTCTGAACCAGTAGAAACAATCGAATCCCTTGCTAAACAACCAATGTTTCCTATGGTGTCAGCCAATGACATTGTGGATGGGGTTGTTGCGCCTGAGTAAACTAATATCTGACGCTTACCAAAGATAACCAAGAAGTTATTGTGTGCGCCCAATCCCATTATCTGATCTGCACCATTAGCCCAAACCCTAGAAACATCAAGAGTTCCAGATGTTCCAGCAGTCCAGTTATGCCCCGCCAACAAGTCAGAGAAACTAATCGTTACATTGTCTGTCGTAGTATCAGCCACCCACAAGCGACCAAAAGCAGAAATAACAATGTTTCCCAAAGGAACTGTGCCTGTATATCCCGTTTTCTCAGACACACGCCTAAACGTGGTAGTACTGACCGCAGGGTCATAGATCAAAGGGTCAAAACCAGATTGGAAGAAGTAGGTAATGCCATTTAAAGATGCACATTGCCAATTGCTTGCTGTGATGGTAGGGGCAGTACCGCCACCACCATAGGTTAACTCTGTAACTGTATTAGTGGAACTGAGTTTAAATAACTTGTTGTTACCAGCAAACAATACAGTCAAAGTTCCATCAAGTTGCACTAACTCATGGATAACTTTTATATCATTTGCACCTAAGTTTCCAGAGGATGAGTTAACCCTTGAGAAGCCTTTTCGTGCGCCAATACGTCCATATTGGTCAATGACGCAATTGGTGGCAATAGACGCATACCCTGCCTCCAATGTCAGAGGAGAGTCTTGCGTGTTTAGCCCAAAGAAGCCTGGGGCTTGAACACTAAAGGTCTGCAATCTTTGCGTCATATAGAGACAAACTCCTGATTCTCTGGATAGCGTGTGCCTTCCAAAGCAATATAGTCAGACAACATTGCCCGATACAAGTTATATGCCTCTGAGGAAGAAAGACCACCATCTTCACCACGCTCCACCAATGCTCTTGCATAGGCGTTTTGCACCACTAAAACATCAGGAACTTTTACTACTGTGGCATCTAACGCCAATGTTGGTTGCGGAATAGTCAACATGAACTTAATTGTGTATACAGCGTTTGGTATTGGATAGAGTTTTACTTGTGTATCGTAAGAACCATCTACCCCATCAAAAGCGTATTCTGTGGGCGTTTGAGTAGCAACAGGCGCAAAGTTTAGTTTGCGGTTCATGTCCACAAAACTAATGTTTGTTAGTCCAAAAATGCTAGTTGTATTGATTACATCCATGACCTGAAACTTCTGACCAGCCCCTGTAAGGGAGTAGGAAGAAGTATTGGCAACAGTTGTGACTGTGATGGTTGTACCCAAGGCGTTCCAACTAAACGCATCTTCAACCTGACGCTTTGCATCATTGACAAACTTGCCAATCAGAGTGGAATAGGTAGTTTCGTTGAAAGTGGTGACCACAGGCTCTCTGAGTCGCACCAAAACATCGTTTACAAGTTCTAGGAATGTCATGTTCTAGTCAACCCTTCTTCTTCAATGGTAACTACTACCGAAAAGGTAGATGCCGCCTCAGATTGTGCTTTAAGTACGTCACCTTCTTCCATCACAAAATATGATGTACCACCCCAATCTTGTGTGGTTTTAGTAGTTAAAGCGGTTTCAAATACAAGAGAATATGTGACAGACGCAGAGGTATCTGTCCAACTGAAAGAAATATGTTTTTGCGAACCTGTATTGACCGCCCGTAGCAATACTACCCTTGCGTAATACCCCTTGGGTACTGTGTAAAGGGTTGTCAGCGTGTTTGCTGTGAGGTTTGCGCCAACTGATAATGCTCTCATTTCGCTTTTGCCTTATTTCGTTCAGAAATAGACTTAGCCTTTGCCTTTGCGTCAGCCTTTGAGGATGCACCCCATGCTTTAAGCGAAAGAAGCAGTCTTGTCGGTTCACCTTTCTTGTCGTACTCAGGGCCATCGTTGCCACTCATACGAGCCAAGAAACTTGCTCTGCGAGGGTTATCCCCCGACTTTACTGGTGCTTTTAGATTACCACCAGTTTCCGCATTATAAGATGATCTTCCCTTGGAGTTCAACCCTCCTTTAGGATTTTTACCTTCGGAGCGTTGCCAAGCAGGAGTTTTCATCACTTCACCTTTTTTGGTTTCTTTGCAGTTTTAGCAGACTCAATAAACGCTTTGGCAGTTGGCGCACCTTTGCTACCAACTTTCCGCATACGTTCACCAGAGCCAGCCTTAATTCTTGCTTGTTTGGCATTGATATTGGCATAAAGTCCTTGTTTCATTTCTTTTTCGCCTTTCCTGCTTCAGACAAAGCAATGGCAATTGCTTGCTTTTGGCTAGTTACTATCTTGCCTTTTTTAGAGCCTGTGTGCAGTTTCCCTGCCCCATACTCTTTCATAACCTTACTAATCTTGGCTTGTGCTTTAGTTTTCATATTAGTACAAAACCTTTGCTGTAATAGTTCCAGACACATAAACTGTACAGTTCGCCCGTATATACAAAGGTGCATTGGCAACAGTAACCATTCCATCAGCAGTCAAAGCAGTACCAAGGGTTGCCCAATTAGTACCATCAAGACTACCTTGCAGAACAACAGTAGCACTTGTAATGCCTGAGACTTGCATAAATACTGGTTGACCACCATCAACTTGAATAGGTTGAGATGCACCAGTTGCAGTTACTGCACTTAAAAGGGATTTTGCTCCAGACAATGAACTCATTTGCTTCTCCCTGATTTCTTCATCATGTTAGTTGCTGTGCGCTGACCACGCATAGGCATAGCCTTTGGTTTACCAACTGCCACCATAATGGCAATAGGAACACCCTTCTTAGCATCTTTCTTAGGCATCTTGCTTGTTTTTCCGTACATCATGGTTTCTCCTTGGTTATTGGGCCACCTGATTTCCACGCATCACAGGTTCTGAGTGCGGCACAGGTGAATTGAAATAGATCGCAGTATCCTAAATTAGCCGCCTTGACAAAGTTTTCGTCATAGGACAACTCATTCTTACCTTCATCCTTCTCTAGTCCACCAAGGATGCACTCCATCATCTTTGGAGTCTGGATAAATGCGGCACAGTTGCCACAACGCATATCCATAATATCCTTGGTAGGAGCGTTATACATCTTGGCTTTCTTTACCCAAAAGGCATCATTTGGCTCTAGAGGATTAGGTGGGCCATATCCATACTCTTTAAAAGCATGATTTCTGTTTTTCAGATTGATAGAAACATCTTGTGTTGCCACAGGACAAACTACACCTGAGAGAAGTCCCTCTTTCACTTTAACCACCTTGCGGCAAAGAAACTTACCACGCCAGATAAGGCAGAGGCAATGACCATTCCCATCCAAAAACCACCCTTTGATTGGTTTGCAAGTTCAAGTAAAGCACGAACATCATTGCTCAATTGGTGAACTTCCGCTTGCAGAGCCTCAACTTGGGCTTCTATTCTGCCGAAATCTCTCGCATCAATATCGCTCATAACTGTTCCTTACGGGGTCTACCCATAGGTTTCTTCAAAGTTAGTGTCTGCCTTGTTCCATCAACCTTTTCCACCTCCACGACAGCAGAAGTATCAACCTCTGTGTATTCGGGGTGTCTACGCATCTCGACAATATCAAAGTCATATCTAAACTCGACTGTATTGCCAGATTTATTGCAACGAAACAAAGCCATATTTATCCTTAAAAGAAAGGGAGGCAAGCCTCCCGATCTTTAGACTAATCTAACAACCACACAGCGAACTGTGGTGGATGCCAAATCTAATGTACCGCCTGACTCGTTTTGGAAACGAATAGACACCACATCTGCCGCTGAAACATAAGGAGTGATGGAGATGCCAGAGACATCTACGCCCATGCTAATGTTCATCACAATATCGCCCAACTTAACGCCTGGGACTGCTATCGTGTTTGTCTCTCCCGTACCATCTGCTAGAGATGATGCGTTCAAGGTTGCTACTACTGAAAACGTATCTGAAAATAACCCACGGAATGTGTCAGTTCCTCTACGTGATACAACTGCTGTTGCCGCCGCCATAAGATTCTCCTAATTAGGTTAAAAAAGTCCCCCCAGTTACGGGGGGCGCAACTGCAATTAGGCAGGAACTAAGAGAGCAAACATAGATGCAGATTTAGCCACACCCACACTTGCCGCCGCACGCAGAATCTGAACGCCATACAACGTGTCAGATGTGAACAGCGTAGCAAGATACTCTTGCTTGTACTGAACTTGTGAACGAACACCAATTTGCTCAACCAGAACCAAAGAATCTTTGTGTCCCATCAAACAAACACGGGCGGCGGCAGAACCTGATGCTGTATCGCAGTTAGACGATACAAACACAGGGATACCATACAAGTTACCGATCTCACCTGTGCGGATGGTATTGTTAGTACCGCCAACAAAGGCTTGTTCTGTGTAACGTGCAAGACCCATTAAGGTATTACGACTTGATGGTGGGATAATAAAAAATCTTCCGTCCATTGGGGTGTCGGTGTCATCCATACGCTGAATAGTGCGGCGAATAGCGGCATCGGTCAAGGCTGTCTCATTGTTGCTTGCGGCAACATAAGCAGTCGTACCATCACCACCGATAAACGCACCAGTTGCGTAGGCGTTTGTACCAGCACCACCATTGGTTGAACGTCCAAGGTTAATCAAGTCTGAATCGACTTGTTTAGCCAAAGAGTAACCAGCGTCTGCTGTGTAGAAGTTACGCAGACTGTTTAAAGCCTGTGCTTCTACGATGTCTTCAATCAAACGGCTATATTCATAGTGTTTGTCAATTGCTACCTGAACTTCTGATTCCGTTGCCGCAATCAAAGTTACTTGTGAACCAGCCGACTTTGCAGACGCTGAACCACGGGTAGGAGCAGGAACGTGAACTGTGTCACCCTTCTTGCCCTTGAAAGACATCTTCATAACCAAGTTTGCTAAAACGAGGTTCTTCTTGTAAGCCGCAATAATCTCATCACTCCAAATTTCAGGAATGAAGGTTGCCGCTGTCGTTACTGTCACATTATTTGTACCTAAAGGCATGATAAATCTCCAAAAATCGATAAGTTAATTACTTGACCCGACCTTCTGAATACGCTTGCATGATCTCGTCACTCAAGGCTTCATATCGGTTCGGATCGGTCATTTTCAGCCGAATAAGGTCAGCCCTTCTGTATATCCTCTTTCCTGATTCTCCACTACCACCTATATCAACACCCGCCGCTTTCAGGTTAGTCTTGCGAGTTGCTTCACCAGCATCACTCGTTTGTTTTGCCTTCACGCCACGTAACTGTTTATAAGTAGTAAGTAATTCGTTTGCACTATCGTAATCAAACTCACCATCAGCCTTGGCAAACAGATTTATGCGAACAGGTGAAGATTTCACCCAATTTGCAAAGTCTGGGTCTGATGCAACCTGACCATAGTCGGGATGCTCTTGCACTAACTTTTGCTGAATCTGCATCCTTTTGAAGTCATGAGCCGCTTGGCGACCTGCAACTACATCTGGATGGTTATCGACAGTTTGACGAATTGCCTCTTTTGGATTCTCAAAGAAGTCTACTTCTGGTGCTTCCTCTTTAATAGATTGCTTGTTAGAACTGAGGTTCTGCTTTATGAGTTCATCTGCTAGTTTGCGAATTTCGCCTACTTCTTTCCCTTGACGATCAATTAACTTGTTAGCCTCTTGATGCATCTTGATAACATCTTCTAGACTTTTATCCCGATAGAAATTGGGAATGTCCGAAAGTTGCTCATTCTGAGGGAGTCTTTCTTGCTGTTGTTCTTCAACTACGTCTAACTCACTTGGCGTCTCATCTTCATTTTCAATCAACATATTTTTCCTTTTCCTGCGTGTTTATCGTTCTCAGGACATTTAACTTGCACTTTTTACAAGTTGTTACTTTGCTCCCACTTCAGTCTGTCAAGGTGTTTTCTCTCGAACTTCCCATGCTCTGATGGGAAAGAACCAGACCACCCTTCCAATTTGAAGTTAGGTGCGCTTATGAGTCGGTTGGCTGTTGCTCCGCACTCACATAAGAAATCCCGTGTCTCATAATCACAGAATCTCTCAGTTTTATGCCCGTTTTCACAGGCAAAATCAAATAGTCTTTTCATTCAATTCCTCAAATGCTCTCTCGCTGACCTCTTTCAAGGTTCTTAGCCATGTGAGTATTGACAATTCGCCCTTCTTAAATTGCAAGGACTTTTCGTCAGGGATTGTACTGATATTGTTCAACGATTCAATCATTGTGTCAATATCTTCCATTAAGTCTTTCCAACCCTCTTTTGACATCATGTCAAATCGGGCTTCGTAATACTTTTGCAGTTCTGGGGTCACCAAGGCACTCCAGTAGCAGTTACAGGATTCTTCTGTGCATCAATCTGCGCTTGCAGATTAGCCTCTACCACCTCTTTGTCTACGCCATTAGCCCATATCCAATCTAATACTTCTTCTTGTGTCAGGTCAGCATAAGGGGTTGTAGGTGTTCCATCAGCCCATGAACTTGTAGAGTATGTAGATGCAGAGTAATCCCCATCTACTGCGCTTGCAGTCCAATGTGCGGTAGTTACAAACCCGTTAGAGGTTTGGCGGTCTAGTTGTGAGATTGTCCAAGTAGTAGCCATTATTTAATCCTTAACAAGCCATTAGCACACAAGGCACACAGTAAGAACCATCTGCGTATGTGCAAGTTACATGATTGGAAGTGACCTTTGCAATAGTCTTAGACCGCACAATATCGTCACCTTGAGCCTTGGCAGTTCCATCACCAGCAGACATTAGCAAGTCTCCTCGTTGAACAGTTACGCCTTGAGCAATACGAATAATCATATCGCCTGTCATAGCCATGTTAATTTCGTCTACTTGATGGGCTTCGTCATAAGACCAATTTACAAACACACCAGCGACATTTGCATCGCCTTCAACATCAGAGACTTTAACTTTGTTTAACTGTTCATTGGCAACAGGTTGTCCGTCTTTTGTATAGACATTCATTGCATCAAGGTTGGAAAGCACAGTTCCTTTGACAAGTGATTCGTCTTTGGCAGTAGTTGTTTGTGCATAGCGAGATAAGTGACCACCATTGTAAGAAACAGTAGTTCCAGATACAGAAATTGTTCCTTCTTCTGCGGCATCTTGTTGAAATGAAACAAGTACCCCATCATTTGTTGTGCGATTGATTCGTAAAGATGAATTACCACTAGTTGTTAAATTTAATTGTTTATTAGTTCCGTCATATTCAAAACCAGCAGTTGAAAAAGTAGTAACTGTTTTTGCCATAAGCACACTACCGCTAGAGTCGATACGCATACGCTCTGTTATATCCGTACCAGTACCAGTTGCAGAAGTGGAAAAAGAAATAAGCCCACCATCTGTAGCCGTAGAAGTAGTTTGCATTTGAATCTGTGCAAACCTTGCATTTGTTCTGTTAGAGTTTCTTGCCTCAAGAATAAGTGCATTAAAGCCCCCATTGCCTGTAGTTTCTCCAACCAACACAGTATTTGTAGCACCCGAAATTTTAAAAATCCGACCAGCACTTCCGTCTGCTGATGTTATTGTGGAACTTCCAATCCCCACATTACCAGAGGAGTCGATACGCATACGCTCTGTGCCACTAGAGCCATTTTTAAATATTGCGTTAGTTATGCTGTTGCCAGTTCTTTGAACTTCAAGCCAATCAGCACCCGCACTAAAAGCATCATTAACTGCGCCAATTTGTAACGAACTGCTATTTTCATAAATACGCCAATATTTTTCATCTGTTGCATTATTGGTTTTTTTAAAGTTTATTGTTGGTTCAGTTCCCGCTATTTCAAAAATACGCTGGGGTGTCGTAGTACCAATCCCCACATTCTGTGAAGTATCAATAGTTACTGCCGTAGTGCCAGCAGACTGCAAAGTTAGCGCAGTAGCAGATGCAGATGAAAGTGAACTGATAACTGGTGTAGTTAGAGTTTTGTTTGTAAGAGTATCTGTGGTTGCCCGACCCACCAAGGTATCTGTCGATGTTGGTAGGGTCAGAGTACCAGTATTCGAGATTGTGCTGATTACAGGGGCAGTCAGGGTCTTGTTGGTCAAGGTATCTGTCGTTGCCTTACCAACCAAGGTATCGGTTGCCGCAGGAAGTGTGATGGTAGTTGTACCAGCCACCGCAGTTGCTTGCAATGTGGTTGTCCCTGAAGTCGAACCAGAGAGGTCAATCGCATTGGGTTTTAGGGTTACTGTCGTTGCCATATTTTTCCTTTATGGTGTTCCATTTGCAATAATATTAGTTGCTGAAGTAATCACTCCAGTTGAAGACATTGAGGCTATTGTAGTTGCGCCATATTTAAA